GCATAGTTAAGCAAGCTGTCATGGTCGATGACTGTCTGGTCTACATCTATGTCTACCTCATTGTTGCTTGTATCATCCGTAATTGTTACCTTGGTGCTTCCAGCATTCAGCTTCTTAAACTCCAAGTCCAAGCTGGTCTTCTGCTTGAATATACCCACCCCGGCAGTCCCGACATTACTAGCCGTGTTGGATTCGCCATCATCATTTTCGTCAACATACTTCTTGGTGGTGGGGTGGTAGTTCTCCGTTGGCGTATAGGACGTTGTATTCGCCACGTTGAGGTAAACAGCATCGTGAAGGTGGTTGCCAGTAGCTACATCCCCCGAACCTATTCCCGTGTCCTTGGTCGCAGAGTTACCCAGCCCCAAGGTTACGTGCTGTGCCGCAACATCTAGATCATCCAGCAACGCAAGCCCAGCAGTAGTCAGGTCAAAGGTTGCAGCCGTGTCCGCAGCGTTGAAATAGATTCCCTTGTCAGCAGCCTGAGTCAGCCCAGCCAAGTCAGCCAGAATATCATTCTGGGCCTGAACATCTGTGCCGATTGCAACACCTAGATTCGTTCTCGCCGTGCTTGTATTATTCAAGTCCTCCAGATTGGAAGCTATCTTTAGCTGGGCATCATTGCTTACGTTCGAAAGGCCCACCTGAGTCTTAGTGACGGTATGCGGGTTGGATGTGCTGGCAAGGTGGGTGTCAATTGCTGAGTGTGCGTTTGTTCCAATGCCAGTAAGGGAGCTATGGGCCAGATTAGAAATCGTGTTGCTCCCGCCCGTGATGTCTATTGTCTTGTTGGTAAGCGTTTGGGTTGCAGACGTTCCGACAATGTCCCCCGATGGCTTGGTAACAGACTCAACCGTACCGTCAGGACTGTCCAGTACAGCAAGAAGTCCAGCATCCAATGCGCTTAACGCCTGCTCACTGGTTAGCTGACCATCAGGTTGCTGAACTAGGAACTTTGCCTGAGGGAACTTTCTTGATGATTGGCTCATATCATTACCACAGTAAACCAGCAGTCAGCACTGCCGATAGTCAGGGTTGTGTTAGTGGTTGAGTTGGCGACGTAAAGCCCGTTAGAGAAACGCATCCCCCTAACCGGAACCTCCATGAAGAAATTGTCAGACCCACTGATGAATATGGGGTGAATGGATGGTGAAGTCCCGTCGCTGACTGCCGTTGTGCTGTCGAACAGCATCACATACTGGTCTGAGCCTTTGTTGTGACCGTACAATCCAAGAAGTACGCCACCGAGAGGCTTAACGAGAAGGTCATTATCCCATGTGCTATTTGAATGTCTCTGTCCGACATTCTTTACAAATCTGGTAGATAGAGACATATGTTAATCCCCCCATGCAGCCTTGATTTGTTTGGGGGTGTAGGATGACTGCCACCTACTACCATTCTCGCACTCGTGATTGTAGTACCCCTTGATTATATTTGACTTCAGGTCAGACGGAGATACGGCTCCATTTGCAACGAATATTGACTGGGGAGCTGTGACTCTCTCAAACCCATCAGGAGCATTGTCCCTCTCCTTAACTGACCTAAGAGCCTCAACTACCTGACCTTTGTTATTTCTGTACACATAAATTGGCATAATAGTAATAGGGTAGGGGCCGAAGCCCCCACCCATTTTATAGCACACCTTTAGGCGTATTCAGAACGACTACGATGGACAATGAACCAGTTAGAGTTCAGAACCTTGGCAGTCCAGTACACCTTCCAGCCAACCGTAACGAGTTGATTTAGCGGGTCGCTCTTATCAGGGCCATCCGTAATCAACACCTGCGGAGATTTCGGTGAATCGCCAGCAAGTTGCGGCACCCCAAACGCATCTCCACCAAGGAAGATGCTAGAGAACACAACTCCATCGGAAGCGTAAACTCCCTTGGCATCCGAGTCCTCGCGGAACGGATTCGTGTCTTCCACGAAGCGAGTCCCGTGAAGGCTTCCCACCTCACCCTTATAGAGTGGTTGCACATCGCTGTACTTGTGGGCTTCCAGCCAGTCAGTGTCATTCATCAAGTCGCGGGTCACTTGAGGGGCAGCAATGCAAACATACTTGCCGCCAATCTGTGGCGCACGGTTGATTTTGAGGTTGGTTGTTCCGTCGAGCGAATCCACAGCAGTGAATTTGCCCTGAGCCGCAGTAAGGCTGTTCATCTCAGCCATAGTTGTTGCAGTGCCAGAGTACCGCTTTGTGCGGCTGTCAGACTCATCCGTGTCGCCCTTGTTGACGAGTTCGTCACGAACGATGGTATCCATATGCAATGCTGCATCCTCACCATTAGTCTTCGAAGCCTGAGACATCATGTTCAGGAGCGAAGTATTGTTGAGGACATCAGTCATTCCAATGACCTGACCGTACTGGACTAGCGTGGCATCCACGTACTCAAGCGTGAGTTCGCGGTACTTGCTTGCTGCCATTGCGGTTCCTTCAGTAAGGGTTTGGATACCCGTGGAACCGTCAAGCGTTGCGTCTGGCTCACCAAATCGGAAGAACCGAATTGATTTAGCCCCGGCGTTCTTCGGCAAGGGAGCTGTGTTAGCAAACTCGGCCTTCCGAAGTGATTGAACTGCATAGTCTAGCAGTTTCTTGCTGAAGTACGTCTGGTACTGGTCAGCGATTGATGATGGATTAGTTGAGCTGGTTACAGCCATTATACACTCTCCTCTCTAGGAGGAACGTGCATCCGCTGCTGCTGCCATTGTTTGTAATCGCTCAAACTGTTCGGTATCCGAAAGTTCATTAAAGCTCTTATCCCCAGATGGCCCGTCAGACGGTGCAGACCCTCCTATCGATAGTTTCGATTTTAGATTGCCGTTCTCTGATTCGAGTTCAGCAATCCGTTCCTGAAGACTTGAACTTGCCTGTGCCTTGCCACGCATACTAACGATGTCAACTGCGTCCGAAATGCCGCGTGAGTAAGTCGCAAGCACTGGCTTCTCAATGATTAGCCTTTGCACCTGCTGATACAACTCACTGCTCTGGTCTTCGAGTTCCGGGTGAGCCTTCGCGGATTCGTTGAAGTTATTCTTCCACGCAACCTTAAAGCTCTCATCCACATCGTCGGAAAATTCCTTCTCGGCTTGGCCTCTGACTTCGGAAGCCCTTTTCTCGGCCTCCTTCGCCATCTCCAAGTCACCATCTTGGGTGAAACTTTCCGCCGCATTCTCGTAGTCCTTAGCAGACATCCCGCGCTCGTCTAGGAACCTTTCCTGCGGGGAAGCTTCATTTAGCTTCCTTCGCATGGCTTCAAGTTCCTCGCGTTCCTCGCGCATGGACTCCTTTTCCGAATTGATTTTACGCCAAGCCTTATTGGCTCGGCTCAAATCCTTATCGGACTTGTCCAAGACTTCACCGCTTTTCAAAGAACTGTCCGATTCCGGTTCCTTTGCAGGCTCCGAAACTGGTGGAGATTCCGCTATTGGAGGAGCTTCTTTTGGCTCCGATGTCGGCTCAGGTTCAACCCTTGCTTCTACCGGGGGCGGTTCGGGTGCAGGGAAATCTTCCACTGCATCTTGTTCCGCAGCCATCTTCTGAAGCTGCTCCAGCGTAATATCCTGTTCTTCTGGCATTCTTTAGTGCATTTTCTCAACCTGCATCGCACAATTCTGCAAGCTGTAGCTGTACCTGTTAGTTCACTCAACGCCGATACAAATCGTCGAATGTATGAGAGCCATTGTTTTCAGGGAAGTCTAGCTCGCTCTCTTCGTCCAGCTCCCTGTGTAAGCTGCTGTCTGCAAGCGATTCGATTGCAGATATAGCACCTCTAAAACCATTAGCAAATCCTGCCTCAAACTCAAGGTTTTTCTTCTTGGACACACAATCAGAGTTTGTGCGTAAAGTCATATTCAGGAGTATTCTGCCGAGCTTCCTGCCAGACCTAGAGTTAAGGTACGCCTCCAGTGTGCGAGAATCCTCCACCTCCCACTTGGGTTCATCCACCCAAGGCATATGCTTAATGAACGAGAATAAGGCTCTTAGCTTTCTAAACATATCTTACTTCCTTTACATATATTAGCCTTGGCGAGCATCGGTTGCAAGTTGCTAAAATGAAAGCAAGTCCGCAGCTCTGCTGGATTTCCCACATCAAACGCTGATATGGGTATCTTGTGGTCTACGTGCCACACCTTTCCGTAGTTATCCCAAGTCATTCCCTTACTGAATTGCACCTCAAGGTGCTTCCTTAAATGCTCCGCAGGGCATCCAAGAAGGTCAACTATATGGCCCTTCTTGACCCCCTTCCCGCTGACAATTGCCGTCAGCC